GCGAAAAATGCACTAGTTCAATATCTAATTAATAAAACCGTGCTATTAATTTAGTGCGGTTTTTTTATGCCTTGAAACGCCTATAAACGCTACAAACTTGAAAATAAATTAAAAATAATTGACTTTTCCCATTGTCAGTTTAAACAGTATCCGTAGATTTGAATATACGAAACAACAAAAAACAAGAAATTATGAATTGTAGGTCAGTAACACAAAAAGCATTAGAAGACATAAGCAAACATAAAAAAGAATGTAAAAACGTAAAGAAAAATTGTTTTTCTGAATATGACAATAAGAAGATATACGAACAATGGGAATTGTCAATGAGAGATGTGTTTAACAAAGAATCTTATAGATTAAATAATATATTAGGATTACACAAAATAAATAAGCTATGAATTACACAACAAGAATTGAACAAGCAATAACAGCGGTCAGAAAAGACATGGGTTGCAAAACAGAATTTTACAGCCCTGCACCGTGTCCGAAGTACTGGGACTCTATCCAAAAACGAGCGGAAGAGTTCGACGTATCAGGAGCGAAACTAGATTTAATCATGCAAGCAAACATTAAATAAGATGAAGTGTAAACTATTAAAAAGATTAAGAAGAAAAGGCAGAAACAAAATAACGATAACCTCAGTTACAACGATAGGTAATCTTGTTGTTGGTATGAGTTACGGCTATGACGATGATAAGTATAGTGATTTATTCGGTATAGGTGATACGGAAGATTCCGTAAATAAAAAAGCAGAGGATATTTATATTAAGGATTATTTAAACAAACGAACTAAATAAGATGAAAGTATTTGAAGTAAACGGTATCTTCTTCCTTGACTTAGAGCAAGCAGAACTACACGCGTTAAACACGCATTACAAGATTAAACACCACGACATTAACGATAGCGAAAACTTAGAAGTCGAATGTGAAGGTCAAGACGTTTATATTGTAAGCGAGAACGACGAGAGAACAGATGTATTTTACGAAGTCTATACTAGAAATATTACAGGCTTTGAAGATGACGAAACAGTAATGACGTTTGAGTACGAGAATATCACAGTTAAGAACATACCTTTAGAGCGTGCTGAGTTATCAGACAGACTAAAGCAAGAAATTGAGGAACAAGTACAAAACGCAATAGATAACTTAAACGATGAGCAGGAATAGAACAAGCGCAGATAACATAACACTAACGGTCATAGTAATAGGAATTTTAATAATGTTGTTTTTCTGCATTAAAAGTTTTGACAAGCCAAAAGAAAACTATACTTTAGTAGAATACGAAACACAAACTAATTAATTATGAAAAAGAAAACGTACGACATAGAAGAAGAATATCCTATAGAAGTAAAAAGACTATACCTCCCATTTAAAACTGAGGTAGTATGTCCAAGTTGTAAAAATAAAAAAGAAATAGACCTTAACTTTGATTACCTAAGCTATCCTATACTTAATAAAAAAGAGTCTTTTTACATCTATTGTAACAAATGTGATATTGAATTTGAAACATTAATAACACTAAAGCTAAACATAACGATTGAATAATTATGAACATACGTAAAAGAATAGAAGAAGCATTTAAGCACAAAAGCAAGCTGGAAGAATTAGAGAACGTTTACGTGCCTTTAAAGACAGTAGACGCTAATAAGGGTGCAAGCTTTAACGAAAGAGCGTTAGGTATGCTAGAAATGAAAGAGAGTAGGTTAAAACAATTAACAATTAAGTAATGAAAGTAACAGATAAATTAACGATTACAAACGAGGACTGTTTCGATATGCTAAGAAGAACAGAGAGCAACTCTATAGACCTAGTACTAACTGACCCTCCTTATGGTATGGATTATCAAAGTAACAATAGAAAGGATAAGCATAAAAAGATAGAGGGTGACTCTTCTCTTGAGTGGCTTCCTGATTGGATAAATGAGATTAAACGTGTATCAAAGGACGACTCTCACTTGTATATTTGGTGTAGTTGGCATAAGGTTGATATTTTTAAGCAGGAAATTGAAAAACACTTTAAAATCAAAAATTTAATGGTATGGGCAAAGAAAGGGGGAGGAATGGGAGACCTTAAAGGTGGATATGGTGGCTGTCACGAGCTTTGTTTCTTTATTAATAACGGGAAAAACCTAAACGGACGTAGAGATACTGATGTTATAGACAAGGCATACAGAACTGGTAATCTATATCACCCAACACAAAAACCTGTTAATCTAATGGCATATCTTATAGAGAAGTCAAGTGTAGAGGGAGATATTGTTATGGACTGTTTTAGCGGTAGTGGAAGTACTGCGCTTGCGTGTCATGAGACTAATAGATATTTTATCGGTAGTGAACTAGATAAGGAGTTCTATGACATATCAGTAAGGAGAATTAAAAACGATATAAACCAACAAAGACTATTCTAATGACATACGAACTAAGAACACCAGACGGCAGAAAACTAAAAGTAGAAGCTAAAAGCAGAGGGAACGCTGTTAAACAAGGAGAGAAGATTACAGGAGTAAGAGTGGAAATTATAGATAATATTAAAATTAAAAGAAATGAATTACGCAGAATATAAAAAGAAGTCAAGCCAAAGAATTGTAGAAGCAGTTACAGATATAATCAAACACGAAAAGTTAAACACTGGACTAAGAGCGCACTACGCATCGCATCAACGATTTTACCTAATGGCATATCTTAGAGTAAACACTAATTTAACCTTAAAGGATATTGGTAGCTTATTTGCTGGGAGAGGTCACGCAACAGTTTTAAACGCAATAGAAAAGCATGAGAACTTTGAATCTTACAACGATTCTATTTACAGACTAAACACGCAAGGAATAAGAGAATATCTAGAAGAGGAATTTAAAGACATTAAATAGTTGAATATCTAAAAACATTTAGTATATTTGTACCTCGAAGTAACGTAGGACTTACAAGAAATTTTATTGAAACCTCTGTTGAACGATGCCTTTCCTACGTGGCTACTTCGGCAGGGGTTTTTTATTATATTAATATTATGAATTATATAGATTTAAAAAAGATTTCTGACATAAATGTTCAGGAAGTTCGGGAGGGAGGTAAAAAGCAATACCAAATACGTATAAACATGAATAACGGCAATGGGTATTATATTGAACAGTTTTTCAGTGAAGAATTAGAAACTCACAACTATCTTTTAGAAGAAGGGTTTTTAAAAAATTTAAAAGTACTATAATCATGGCAAAAGAATTACCTTATTTCCGATTCACTGCCCAAGAGTGGCAAAACGGATTAATAAGCCTTGAAGACTATGAGTTAAAAGGTTTGTTTATAGACCTATGCTCTTACTATTGGGTGCAAGATTGTAGCGTAACTAAAGCAATGCTAGAGAAACGCTTCCGCAATGATAAAGCATTATTAAATCAACTGTTTGAACTTGACATCTTATCACACAACGAAAAGACAGATTTAACTTGTATTTCGTTCTTAAATGAGCAGTTTGATGTGCTTTCAGAGAAGCGCAAACGTAGACAGGATGCAGGACGCAAGGGTGGTAAGCAAAAGTCTAGCAATGCTAAAGCAATGCCTAAGCAAAACTCTAGCTATAAAGATAAAGATAAAGATAAAGATAAAGATAAAGATAATCTCTTATTCATTGCCATTTCTAACGAAAGCCAATTAGAAGAATTTGAAAAGATTGCTTTTACTTTTTGGAAGTTGTTTAAAAAGAATTTGATAGATTCAGGTAAAGCAAAAACTACAATGTTAGATAAAGCAAAAGTTAAAAGCTGGTCGAATGATATTCGTTTATTGATTGAATCAGATAAAGCAACGTTAGAAGAAGTTAGATTAGTATGGGAGTTCCTTAACGTAGATGCTTTTTGGAAAGTAAACATTCAAAGCACTTCTAAACTAAGAGAAAAGTTTGATGCACTGTATTTAAAAGCAAAGGCAACAATTAATAATAAACCACAAACCACAGTAGACCCAGTTGTTGAAATGGCACGTAAACAAAAAGAGCTTTATGATATTAGATAAAGGAAGTGATAACGAATATTTACTAGACTATAAACACGGTAGAATACCTTTAGGTTTAGACATAGGTTGTGAGCTAGACAATCACCTAAGATTTAAAAAAGGGCAATACGTTGGAGTTTTAGGAGGTAATAACGTAGGTAAGACTTATTTTATGGCGTGGTACTTCTTGTGTCTATCTGTAAAGCATGGTTTAACTTGGGGATTGTGGATGGATGAAAACAAAAAAGGGCGTGTTATGCGTGACCTTATCCAATGGTACACAGGAACAAAGTTAAAAGACCTTAGTGATGAAGATATAATCAAAGCAGCTGGAATCATAGAAGAATGGTTTTTCTTTATAGACAATAAGAAGATTTACAAGCCTGAGGAGTTACTTGTTCTTTTTAACAGTAAGAAACCAGACGGAGTACTGCTTGACCCATTTAACCAATTAGACCGAAAGGTTGGATATAGTGAAAACGTACCGTTTATAAGAGAGTTAAAGCATTGGTGTAAAACGAACGAAACAACTTTGTATCTGACAATGCACCCGAACACAGAGACACAACGTAAAAGTTCGCAATATCCAGAAGGTCACGAATGGGCAGGGCAGCCTATGATGCCATTAAAACACAATGCAGAAGGTGGTAGTACATTCTCAAACATGAGTGATGACTGGATAAATCTAAACAGATTAAACAAACTTGATGCAATGAAGTACTTTACAATGGTAGATATTGACAAAGTGAAAGACGTTGATACAGGGGGAAGTATTACAAACTCAGATATTCCTTTGATGTTTTACTTTAATCACGGTTTAGGCTTTACAATCAACGGAGTTAACCCACTGCAAGAGATTCAAAGTAACTTTAAGAAACCAATACAAAACAGTTTAAACGCTCATGTTAACAATGAGTTTGAAAATTTTTAGTATATTTAACGAAAAAATAAGATTATGAGAGAGAAGAGATTAGGAAAGTTAGGAGATGTAAAATTCGGATTAGGTGGGTATCAAGACTCTATGATTGGACTACACGTAGCTATTGACATGAAAGGAAGCGGAGTTGGGGACAGTAAAAGCGCATGGGACTGTAATAGGGTAGTTTGGAATGAACGCTGCAAATGGACAGAAGAGAATAGAAGTGAACAATACGACGAAATAATGCGCTATCTATCCGACCTACTATACGCAGCTAAAGTTGATACTATTGACCAACTTAAAGGAATACCTGTTGAAGTGACTTTTGAAGGAACGTTATTAAAGGAATGGCGTGTATTAGAAGAGGTTATTTAAAATGATAACATTTAAGAAAATAACAGACCAGCACATTGAAGTTTATAACTATGAATTGCTTATTTCACATTTAGAAGTGCATAAGAACAGTTTTAAGGTCATTAATCGACACAGCAGTATATTGTTACCAATGAGTGCGAAAAAGGTACTGAGAGAGCTTCTATTGATGTTTTACGAACAAGACTTAAAAAGTATGAAGTTGGCTGAGTATTGCTGGAACGAGAACGAAGGGAGATTAAGTATAAAGAAAATGAAACAAATATTAAAATAAATAAACAATGGCAAAAACAGAAAAGCGAAAAGTAAAAGACAAACTAGATAAGGTTGTTAAATCAATAGTTAAAATCAGAGACAACAACACCTGTCAACACTGCCACAAAGAAGTAAGTGGTTCTGATTGTCACGGTTCACACGTCATACCTGTTTCTAGGGATGGACGTTTAGCATTTGAACCTTTAAATATTAAAGTTCTTTGTTATCATTGTCATTTGAATTGGTGGCATAAACACCCTATTGAAGCTGGAAAATGGTTTACTGATACATTCCCTGAGAGGTGGGAGTTTTTAGAGCGAAGGTATAGAGAGAACGCAAAAGGAGGGAGTATCCCGTTAAGTTGGTATAAAGAAAAGTTAGAAATTTATACTGAAATATTAAAAGAATTAAAAAAAGTTTAGTTTTCCCATTGTCGGGTGGAATTAAATACTTAGATTTACAGAAAAATAGAAATTATGGAATTTGAAAAAGGAAAGGAGGTAAGAATTATTAGTAATAATAGTGGTCATCATTATATCGTTGGAAACATAGTCACAATGAACACGTATGATGGTTTTAGAGACTTTCGTGCTAAGGAGATTGCAAATGGTAATAGTTGGTATGTAAAATTTGAAGACTGCGAAGAGATAGAAAGCAAGCCAGAACGCTACAAATCACGAGAGGTTAACGGAATGGACGTAATCGCACTTGCTGAGCATTGGCAGTTAAACTTTCAAGAAGCTAACATATTAAAATACTTGCTACGTGACAAAGGCGAAGACGAAAGCGATATGCAGAAGATAGCAGACTACGCCAATAGAGAGTTAGAATTAATTAAACAACGTAAAAACAAATAAACATGAACACATTTGAACAAGTACTAGAACAAAAAAAGACTAACATTTACAAATCGTTAGCAGGATTCCAACAGGAGTGTCCAGTAATCCACAAAGCGACAAAAGGCTATGGATATACTTATAGTGATTTACCTACAATCTTTAACATAATAAACCCTATACTAAAGAAACACGGTTTAGGATTCACTCAGTTAATAAAAGGTCAAGCGATTGAAACTATTTTATTTCACACGGAGACAGGCGAAACAATCGAGAGTTTAACGGATATTCCGCAAGATGTAGACCTTAAAGGAATGAATCAATTTCAGGTGCTAGGTTCTGCGGTTACTTATATTCGACGTTATGCGCTTAGTTCAATGCTTGGAATCGTAACAGACAAAGACACAGACGCAGCAGGTGAACAAAAGCCAAAAGCTAAACCTGTTATCACAGCAGAGAACTTTGAGAAGTATTTAGACGCTTTAGAGAAAGGCACTGCTAAAATGGATAAGTTAAAGTTTGCTGCGCATTATCAGTTAACGAGTGAGCAATTACAAAAACTAGCGTAAGATGGAACAGATACTATTTAGAGCGTCAAGTCTTGGGCGTATAATGACAGACGACTCAAGCGCAAAGATAACAGATAAGCAGCTCTCCACGTTGGAGGGCTTGCTGTCTAAGATTAAGCTAACCGAAAAACAAGCGGAGTTAAGAGATACTTTACTACTTAAACGTGACGCACCACCACAGTTATCTCCAGGGGCAAAGACTTACATTAAAGAAGAATGGCTATATAAAAACTACGGAGTAAGGCAAGAAATAAAAAGCAAGTACATAGACAAAGGTAACGAAGTAGAGGACTTATCTATTGAATTAGTTGAGACTATGATGGATATAGGGCGACTATATAAAAACGATGAGTACTTTAAAAACGATTACGTACACGGAACGCCTGACGTTGTAACAGATACTTGCGTGATAGATGTAAAGTCTAGCTGGTCTGCTGCTTCTTTTCCGTTCTTTGATACTGAGTTAAAGAATAAGACTTACGAATGGCAATTAAAAGCTTATATGTGGTTAACAGGTATCTATAAAAGTTATTTGAGTTACTGCTTAGTACCTACGCCTGAGATGTTAATTCAAGATGAAATGCGCAGAGAAAGCTGGAAGCGTGGAGAGTGTGGAGAGGTTTCGGCAGAAGTTGAAGCAGACGTTAGAAAGTTTCACGATTTAAGCAATATTCCAATTTGGGAGCGTGTTAAGTCTTTTGAGGTTGTTTTAACTGGAGAGGATATTGAGAAGATGAAAGAGAAAGTTACACTAGCTAGAGAGTACTACAAAAGTATAGGTTAAACTTTCTTAGTAAAAGTTATGAATATCGAAATAGAATTAATATATTAGCAAATAAATAAATAAATATGAAGGTAAAATTAAAGAACGGCAACGTAGTAGAAGTGTATCAACACGCAAACAGAAATACGTTTGTTAATGCAGTAGACTGCACAACAGAGTATAAAAAAGAAGAAGTACAAATAGTAAATAAGTAATAAATAAAAGTTATGAAAGAAGAAGTGAAGCCGTATATGAGATACGCAATGATTTTAACGCAAGCGGTTGCGGAAATTACAAATGAAGATAGTGAGTATTACATAGACCTTGACGAGGTTGCTGAAAATGGTGAAGAAACTGAATTTTGTCATGCTTTACTTAATGTAATGCCGTCACTTGTTAGCTCTGATATATTCGGAACGCCAAGTAACCTGCTTGACTCAAACCACATAGCAAATAAGCTATGTTTTAAATTTAGTAATAAGTAAACAAAAGTAAGGATGAACTACAAAGTAAAAGGAACGATTGCAACAATCGGAGAGAAGAAAGTACTAGACAACGGAGCAGTTGTATTAGACTACACAGTGAACGAAACAAGCGAAAACGGATACGTGACTCCGTTTAGTTTTAACATCTACAAGAGTTCAGAGTATGCTGAGTTCGTAGATAAGTTTATTGAATTTAATAGCGTTGGAGACGAAGTAGAAGTAGAGTTTTCTATCAGAGGTAAAGAATACAATGGTAGAATCTATAACAGTCTATCGCATTGGCGATGTGACAAAGTTGGAAGCGGAACGCCTGCACCACAAGAGGAAGTAGAATCAGATTTACCCTTCTGATGTAACCTAACTATACCAGCCCCATTCGTTAAGTCGTTTGGGGCTTTGGTGGTTATATGAAGTACTCAGATATAATAGCTACAATCCTATCAATGCCTAACGGTGCGATTGACATTAAAGGCGAGTACTACCAAAATATACACAGCACAGTTAGACTAGCGTACGCAAAAGTTAAAGCAACAGACCCGAACGCATTTGAATGTAAGGCACAGATGTTAAGATTACTTGAAGCAATGAAAGACAACAAGACTAGATTAATGGCTGTTAACACAAGAAAAAAGAAATGACTATGGACGTAAGAGAATTGAGAATAGGGAATTTAACATATTACGGTGGTAGAGTGTATACAATAGGATACTATCCATTTTCATTTTCTGGACACGAAAACGACATGGCACACTATAAACCAATACCACTAACTGAGGAATGGCTTTTAAAATTTGGATTTGAAAATTACGATTCTTTAAAATTCTCAATTAACGACCTTTTAGTTGTAGACCTTCATGACTTCACTTTTGGGGTTAATAGATTTGATGTATGCTGGTTAGATAACAAAAATACAATTCACGTCCACCAATTGCAAAACCTTTATTTCGCTTTAACTGGTAAAGAATTAGAAATAACCTCTTAGAATCAAAATAAAATACGTATCTTAACGATATGAACGAAGCAGTTTTTATAGTAGAGTACAAGACAGCAAACGAGTTATTTGCAGAGAAGTTCGCTTATACAAGTGTATGCAAAGAGATAGAGGGTTTAATACTTTTTATTAACGACAATGACGGAGCAGAACTAGAGATACGTAAGCAATATTTAGAGTGGAGTTTATGCCGTCCGATTAGAATAGACGAAGAATTATAAAATCAAAAATACAATAAATTAGTTTATTATTATATGGAGTACTTAAACAAAGTCGCAGAGCTTCACGAGGATTGGATAAGAATAGCACGAACTAACTATAAGTTAAGTCGTGAAGATGCTGGAGACATAGTACAAAATATGTATTTAGAACTTCACTCTTACGATACTAAGGTATTAAATCCTGATGATGGACGAGTAAATAAAGACTTCATAGACTTACCAACGTGCGAACGAGTACTAGACAAATACGGAGAGGTTAACCGTTTGTTTATTTGGTTAATGATTCGTAGAGCCTTTCACGCACAAGCAAGAGAGGAAAGAAAGCGCAAAGACGTTATAGTGTTTTCAGATGTTAACTACGAGTCAGAGGAAGAAGAAGACGAGTTAGAGCGTAACGAAGCAGTAGGAATACTTAATGATAAGATAGAAGCAGAAAAGAACAACTGGCATGAATACGACAGAACAATATTCGAGTTGTTTATGCACGAAAGGGAAACATGGCACAACAGAAGCGGAAAGGGAATTAGTGTTAAGCGTCTAAGCGAACTGTTGAGCATTTCAGAGAGTAAACTATACAATACTATAAAGAATTGTAAAGACAGGATAAGAGAAGCAGTAGGTAATGATTACGAAGATTATAATAATAACGACTTTAATAAGATATGAAGGGAGAGATAGTAAAAGTTAACGGTAAATACGTAGCAAGGATTAAACGGTGGTATAATATTAGGTGGCGGTATATAGGGATAAACTATACTCATAGTTGTAAGTATGCAGGAATGTTTTTTGTAACTTGTGATACTTACAATGAGGCACAATCGAAATTAAAGAGGTATATACCATATATAGTTAAATTAAAAGAAAATGACAAAGAAGAAACGAGTAAGAAGAACTAAAGAACAGATAGAGCGAGACAACGCAATGAAAGTTAAATCTATCAACGCACCAGACGCTTTAGATATGTTGGCAGGAACACCAACAGAAGGACTAGGAGACAAAGTAGAGAAAGTATTAGAAGCTACTGGGATTTCAAAGATTGCTAAGTTCTTAATGGGTGACGATTGCAACTGTGAAGAACGTAAGAAGAAACTAAACCTTATCGGATGGGGCAAAGTTAACTGTCTAAACGAGGAAGAATATAATTACCTACACGCTTTCTTTGAGAGTAACCCAACAGTAGTACAACCTACTCAACAAATAGAATTAGTTAAGATAGCACGTAGAGTATTTAACAGACGCTTTGAAACGTCAGGATGCGCTGGTTGTGTTAGAGACTTAGTAAACAGATTAAGAACAGTATATGAAACTTATGAAGCGGAGG